GCGTCGTAGGTGACCGCGCCGCCGGCGATCTGCTTGACCTGGTCCGCGGGCAGCGACTCGTACAGGGCGAGCGTCGCGCGGTTCGACTCCTGCGCCGTGAAGCGCAGACCTCGCACGTCCCCGGTGACGTCCCGTCGGGTCGGCTCGGCGTAGCCGGCGGACTCGGTGTCCGCGACAGTCGTCGACCGGGACCACGTCGACCCGTCGGCCTTGGTGATCAGACCGACCGGGATGAAGTTCGGCGGGATGATCAGGCCACCGTCTTCGGCGTCCCACACGGACTCGATCGGCGTGATGGCCTGCCCTTTGACGCGGGGCTTGATGAGCACGGTCTGCTCGAGGGCCTTGAAGATGTTGTCGGGGTTGTCGTTCGCGTTCTTGAACTCGGGCAGGGTGATAGACATAGCAGCCCCTTTCAGGGTCAGAGGATGGGAGCGCCCCACCGGGCGCGATCGTCAGCCGCGACGAATGCGACGGACGTTGACGCGAGCCGACAGCACGGCCCGCTCGATAGCCGGGTTTCCCCAGCTCACAGCGGTCGGCCCGCTGGCAGTGGAGATCGAGTCGAACTGGACGCCGGCGACCTTCTGGCCCCCGAGCGCATGCATCGCCAACCGGCACTGCTCCGCGAGCGCCCACATGTGCGACTCGCTGGCGGCGAGGACGTCGAGGTCGATCACGGTCGAGGCCGTGATGTAGTCATCCGACCCCGGCCCGCGGCTGACACGGATGAACGGAAGGTGCTCCTCGAGCCGTGGCGGTGTGGCCGTGGACACGCGTCCCGGCGGGACGTCCAGCCACGCGTGCAGGTGGGCGATCACGGGAGGAAGCACGTTCGGGAACGGCTGCACCGGATCACCACCTATCGACCTGCTGGACACCCGGAGTCGTGCGGAACTCCTCCGCCGCCCGACCGAGCACTCGGCGCCGGTCGACCCGCGACGTCCCGTACTCGGCCTCGGCGTTGTTCGACCGGACGTCGACGACCGGGCGGCCGGTGGACTGCCGCTTCTCCTCGGTCGTGAACTCGGCGTCCACGTTGTCCGCGGCCGCGAGTTGCTCGGCGCGATCCCGGACCTTCTCGGCGTGATCCTTCAAGTGCTGGACCACGTCCGGGTTGACCATGGCCTGGCGGATCAGGTCCTCGTTGATGGTCACTCGAGCGCGAGGCGGGCTCATCCCGAAGCCCTCGCGACGGCGACCTTCTGGAAGCCAGGCACGAGGAAGCCTCCCGGCTGCCGGCCCGCCTCACCGTCGACCTCGTAGTCCAGGCCGTCGATCACGATCGCGTCATAGGCGTCCAGGTCCACGTCAAGATCAACCGCGACCCAGTACCCCCACACGACCTGATCTCTGGCGTTCGTGTCCTCCGTCGAGCTCCGCGGCTCGTACCAGGCCCGGACGGCCGTCGTCGTGGGCGGACCGATCACCGGCTTGCCGTACTCGTCGAAGACCGGCTGGCCGGCCTCGTCGCGTACCTGCTCGCCCGGCTTCTTGAGTCCGACGCTCTGCGTCATCAGCCCGATCACGGCTGCCACCCCAGGGTGTAGGCCGCGAGCGGGGAGTCGCTCAGGATCGCGCTCGTGTCGAGCGAGACCGACCGGCCAAGAAGCGACTCCTGGCGGACCCGACCGCCCGTGCGCACCGCGGCCGCACGGTCCGCGACGATCTGCAAGACGTCCTCCGGGCACTCCTCATAGCCGTGCTTGAACTCGACGCGGATCCACACCGGAGGCGCCTCGGTGAACAGCAAGATGCCCTGCTCCACCGACCACCACGGCTGCGAGTCCGGCCGCCAGGGCTCAGGCGTGCCCGTCAGGGAGAGCGCCTCGATGCTGGTGACCTGGGCGAGCTTGAGCGTCGGGAGGAGTACCTCCCGCGCCCCGCCCGTCCGGATCACCGACGTCGTCGTGACCTCGGGGGCAATGTGCCACCGGCACTCGGACCGGACCGACGCCGCGGCAGCCTTGACCGAGGCGGCAGAGAACGGGGCGCCGGCATACCCCGACAACGCGTCGGGAGTCGTCAGATCGTCCACCACAGCGCCCCCTCCCTCTACTTCGTGGCGCCGGCGGCGCCCGCCTTGTTCGCCGGCTGGCGACCCTGCTTTGCTCCCGCGGACTTCTCGGCCTCCGCCTTCGCAGCCGCCTCGGTTTCCACCTTCGCAGCGGCGTCGCGGGCTTTGGCTGCCCGGACGGCGGTCTTGTCGGCGTTCGTCAGGCCGCGCTTCTTCGCGTCCTTCTCGGTCAGCTGCACCGTCGTGCGGTGCTTGCCAACCTGGATGTCGTACCGGTCCAGTGCCATGCGAATCTCCGATCGTTGAGTGTCGGTGACGGCGCCCGCCCGGGGGCCACGATGGGCTCGCCCCGGGCGGGCGCCGCGACTGGGTGGGGTCAGGCCGCGACGTCGGTGACGACGAACGCCTGCGGACGGGTGACACCGAAGGCGACGCGCTCCTCGGCGAGGACCGCGACCAGGTTGCGGATGAAGAAGTCCGCGTGGCTGTCGGAGATCGTCACCGTGGTCTGCTCCCGGTCCCACAGGACCGAGCGGGAGAAGTCCCCGACGAGACCCTGGCCGGCATCGATCGCCTCGGTCTCCACGATCGGCAGACCCCACAGCGTGCGGGGGCCGAGCGCGAACGGGCCGGCGGAGAAGTACTTCCCCGTCGAACCGTTCTCCCGGGCGAGGTCGACCGTCTCGACGTCCTCCGGGTTCAGGAGCACCGCGTTCGGGACGACGCGGCCCACCGTGCGGGCCTTCGTCATCGCCTTGCGCACCGACCGGAAGATGTCCGTGTCGAAGGCCTGCGCCTGGATGCCCGAGGTGTTGAGGATGCCCGGCAGGTTCTCGCCCGTGCCGTCACCGTTGAGGATCTGGTCCTCCTCGGTCTCGGCGATGTCCGCGGCGAGCTCGTCACGGATCAGGCCCTCGAGCTGGGCCGCGTCGGCGAGCGCCCGCTTGGTGGCCGGCACCCACTCGGCGATCGTCTTCACGGTCGCGGTCTCGCGCTCGAAGGCCCACGAGCCCTCGGGCTTGACGCCGGCCTGGGCGATGGTGACCTCGCTGCCCTCTGCGCCGGACCCGACGGCGGCGGAGGTGGAGGCCTCCGGGACAGGTGCGGCGGCATTGGTGTGCGAGGTCTGGCGGACGTACTCCACCGTGTCGGAGCCGGTCTGGCGGACCGAGATGATGTCTCGGACCGTCAGGGGCCGGCGGCCAAGCATCTCGATGATGCCGGTCTGCTCCGGGGTGACGAACGCACCGGCGGAGGTGCCGGAGCCGCCGGTGAACAGCGACTTCACCGCGATCGGGTCGGTGGAGAAGTGGGCGCGCTCGGGGACGTTGACCGACCCGTCAGCCTTCACGTAGGGCTTGATGGCGGCCTTGAAGGCGTCCGACTGGACGACCTGCACGCCGAGGTTCTCCACGCGCTTGACGCGGTCCTCGTGGCTCTTCTGCGCCTCGACGTCGGCGACGGCGTTCTTCCCGATCTCCGCGGCGAGGGACTTCGCCTCGTCGAGGATCGCGGCGTCGGCCTTCGCGGTCTTGATCTGGTCGAGAAGGCCGCGGGCCTTCTCCATGACCTCGTCGTAGTCGTGCTTCTCGCCCTCGGTCATCATTCGCTCGGCGTCCGACGCCGGCTTCGCGATGTCCTCGGCCTGCTTGATGGCGGCGATCGCCGCCTCCTGCAGGGTCTTGAGCTTCGTGCTCATGGTGTCCTCCTTGGACGGTGGATGGTCAGATCAGTGCCTCGAGCTGGATGCCGAGACGTTCCAGCGCCAGGGAGTCGACGGAAGGTCCGCTGGACTTCTCACGGGCCCCGGGCGTGCCGGGGGTGGCGAGGCAGTCAGGGCCGGTGGCCTTCTCCTGGTCGGTGCCCTCGGCGGCCTCGATGACGGCCCCGATGGCGTCCTGCGCGGAGCGCAGGGAGTCGATGTGCTTGGCCGCGAGGACGCGGCCTTCCTTCTGCCCGGTCGCGATCTGGGCGGCCAGGGAGCGGGATGCTGCCTCGGCGGCCTTGACCGCGAGGATCTCGGTGGACTGGTTCGCGCCGATCGGGACGACGGAGACCTCGTAGAGGGAGAGCTTGGTCAGCTCGACGAACTTCTCGCCGTCCTCGGTGACCTCGGACGACTCGAGGACGTCATAGGCGAAGCTCATCTGGTTGATGCGCCGGCCCTTGACCAGTCGGTACACCTGCTTCGCCTTACCCGTGTCGGCCTCGATGTCGAGACGCCCGGTGACGAGCAGCCCGTGGTCGTCCTCCTCGGCCTTGACGATGTGCCCGATGTTGAAGTCGGGATCGTCGAACCGGTGGCCGAACAGCAGCGGGAGTTCCGCGTCGCCCTTCGACCACTCGTCCAGGGTCTCGGTGAACGCGCCCTTGCGGACGACGTCGCCGTAGGCGTCGACGTTGTCGAACACCGACGCGTAGGCGGTGAACGTGCCCTCCTCGAGCCCGTCGTCCGGGCCGGCCTTGACGCCCGTGAGAGGCGCGAACTTCGTGTGCATCATGGTTCCTTTCGCCCTCGCGGGGTGGTCAGGGGATCTCTACGTCGAGCGCGCACTGGCATCCGGCGACCTCGTCCACGTCGCCGTCGATCGATCCCGGGTACTGCATGCCGTTGCTGAACGGCTGCCCGACCGGGACCGTCTCCCCGTGCATGGCCGCATGGCTCGCACGTGGGTTGCTCGAGGTGACAACCCACGTCTTGGTCGCCTTGCTCGGTGCGAGCTGGCGAGCTGCCTCACGCACCCCGAACGCGGCCACCGACGTCGCGAGCGCCGCACCGGCGGACAGCGAACGTGCCTCCTCGGCGACGTCGAAGACGTGGTCGACGGCGTCGGCCTCGGTGAGGTCCTCGGCGAGGTCGGCGAGCGCGTCCTCGATCTGGTTGCGGGTCGTGTCGTTGATCCACGTCGCCCGGGAGGACGCGACGGCGGCCAGGAACTTCTCCGTGCGCTCCTGGTCGTAGTCGTCCGGCGGGAAGCCCAGATCGTTCGCGGCGGCGCGGCCCTTGCGGGTCGCGAGCGCCGTGATGAGCGGGAGGATCGCGTCAACGAGGGCGTCGTCCCACGCGTCGGCGTCCCACCAGTCGCCGCCGTCCTCGAGCAGTCGGATGACCTGCTTGCGCTGCGTGGCGAAGAAGTCGGTGAGCGCCTTGATCGCGTCGTCTCGCTCGCTGTCGGTGACCTCGGTGCGGGCCTTGCGGGCCGGCTCCTTGGTCAGTAGCGCGGCCGCCTTGCTCGCGGGGAGCATGACGATCGCGTTCTCGCGCATGCGGGTCGAGTCGGTCGGGGAGGCCTGGCCGCCCTCGGCGACGTTCAGCGGCACGATCAGCTCGTCGCCGCCGTCGATCGCCGGCAGGTTCTGCCGGGCCCGGGCCTCGTTGCGGGTCATCCACGGGCCACCGGTGGAGGACTGCAACGTGGTCGCTTCCTCGGCGAAGTCGCCGCGGAGCTTATCCCGCAGGTTGTACTCCACGTACAGGTCATCGGTGTCCGGGAACTCGGGGAAGAGCTGAGCCATGAGCTGCTCCTCGAACTGGGTCAGCCACGGCCCGAGCGTGTCCTGGTACAGGTGCTTGTGCTGCTCGCGGATGTTGGAGAACGTCGCGTGATCGAGAATCCCGATCAGGGGCGGAGGGATGAAGTACGCGGCCGCGACCTCTTCGCGGGCGAGCTTGCGGACCTCCACGTACTGCAAGGCCTTCGCGTCCTGCCCGGCAGGCACGAACTCCATGCCGTCCTCGAGGATCGGCGTGCCGCCACTCTCGGGACCATCACCGGAGTACTGCGAGCGCCAGGACGACTTGAACCGCTCGCGGGCGGTGTCCGACCACGGCTGGGTCGTAGCCGGCCGCTTCAAGTAGCCCGAGACGCGGGCACCGTTGCGGAGGGTCTGCTCCCGCATCCGGCCGGCCGCGTACTCCTCGGCGAGCATCTGGCGCAGGGACTCGATCGGGGACTCGCCCATCGAGTCCGCCGCCACGGAGTAGCCGTCGAGGACCACGAGCGCGTCGCGGGAGACCTCCTTCTTGCCGGAGACGCCGCGGATCGTAAACCGCTGCGCCCCGAGGAGGCCCATGTCGTGGGGCTGCACCCACGTCGGAGGCACCCGGACCAGGCCGCCGACCTGTCCGTTCTCACCCTTGACCTTGAGGGCGTAGGCGACGTCGTAGATCGCCTTGTCGCGGGCCAGCGCGTCGAACAGGTTGAACCGGGTCGAGCCGGGTGCTGGTTGGGCGAGCAGGCGGGCGATCGGGTGATCCGTGATCCGCTCGCGGTCGGTGTCCGACACGCGGCGGAACGTCTGGAGCTTGAGACCGGCGATGTTCCGGCCCAGGAAGGTCACGACCGTGCGGACGGACGGCTGCTTGCGGAAGATCTCCCCGTAGGCCTGCGTGAGGCCCTCGGCGAGCTGGATCGAGGTCCGCATCATCGGCTGCTGGTGAGCCAGCGTGCGCACCTGCCCCTGAGAGACAACGAACGGCATGCGTCACCGCCTCTCAGAGAACCTGAATGAAGTCGAGCTCGGTGGCGTCGACGAAGACCTCGCCGTCGACCGGCGTGCTCTTACCTGCCTCGGCGATGAGTTCCGCGTTCCGCAGGACCAGGACGCCGCGACGACGCTCGACGGCCACGCCGATGACTGCCTGCCCGGACTTGAGGTTGGCGACGACGTGACGGGCCTCCAGGCGCCTCCAGGGCGACCTCCGCGAGCTCGTGGCCACCCAGAGGTAGCCGCCCGCAAGGGCCAGGTTGAGGACGATGAGGACGATCAGCGCTGCGATCAGCACGCGCCCCTCCCTTCATCACGCGAGCATCAGGTCGCGCTCTTCGTAGACGGACGGTGGTGCCTCTTCGGGCGGCAGGCCGGCGAGCCACACGGCCCCGGTGATGGCCGCGAGCGGGGCCGCGTCCACCGGGGACTTCGCGCGGTCGATGATCACGACGCCGTCACCGGCGGCCTTGGTCTGGGCGTTGTCCGCAGCGATGTCGAGGACCGGCTGGGGCAGGTGCCACAGGCGGCGGGGCCGCGCGTCCGGTGTCTCGTCCTCGGACGGCTCCCACAGGTGCGCGTGCACGAGGTCCCATAGCTCGGAGAACGCGGCACCGAGCTGGGGCCCGGACCAGTCGACGAGCTCGACGCCTGGGATCGCTCCGAGGTCGGCCAGCAGGTTCGACACCGGTGCGCCACGCGTCTGCGCACACACCCGCATCGGGTTGTCCGGGGTCGCGCGTTCGCGGAACCAGTCCAGCGCCCACTCGATCCCGGCCTTCGAGGCGGCGATCTCGGCATGCACGTCGCCGTCCTCACGGTGGCCCGCGACCGCGATGTGCGCGGCCCCACGGTCCGACGAGACGTCCAGGCACCACGCCAGCGCCGCATCCTCCGGGATCGCCGATGCCGGGTCCTCCCCGGCCTTCCATGCCCCGGTCGGGAACGGGCCCACCGTGTCCCGGCCGGGCCACTGACACATGACCTCGGTACGGAACACGAACTCGTCGTCCGACTCGAGCGCGGCCGCGAGCGTGCGCTCGAAGATCGTGTGCCCCAGCGACGGGTTGGACTCCGCCCACCCGTCACGGTCGTCGACCGCCCGGTCAGGGGCAGCGGACCACTCGAAGATGCCCAACGATGACGGCTCGGTCTCCTCCGCCTCGTCCGGTGCCGTGGACTCGACCGCGGTCGCGATCTTGTCCGGGTCCCCAAGAGCCAGGTGTGCGACCTGCCGGAGGTGCCGCAGCACGACCGACGTCGCGTCACCGGCGTTGGACAGCGCCCAGACCTGCGCGTAGGCGCGTGCGAGGGTGGTCTTGGTGATCGCGCCCCAGGCCGCCCACGTCTGGTGCTCGCGCAGCTCGTCCAAGATGCACAGGTCTGAGGACAGCCCACGGCCGCCGCGACGATTCGCGGCCTGCACCCGGTACCGGTGGCCGGTCCTGGTGCGGTCGTCGTTCCACAGCTCGAGCGCCTTCTTGCCGTTGACCTCGACGATCTTGTTGATCATCGCGTCGAGCTCCGGCACGTCCTGCGCCATGTCCACCGCGCCGCGCCAGACCTCTTCGGCGATGTCGAGGTTCTGCGCCGTGCCGATCACGAGGCTGACCTGACGGACGTACAGGAAGAACAGGGCGAGGATCTGCGCCAGCGTCGACTTGCCGTTCTGCCGGGCCACGAGCACCACGACCGTGCGGAACCGGAACGTGCCGTCCGGCAGGAGCTCGAGGGCGTGCGTCAGCAGCCACTTCTGCCACGGCAACGGCTCGATCCCGAGGACCTCGCGGGCGAACTCGATAACCGCGAACCCCAGCGTGGTCGCCGGTGTCAGAGGGCGCAGCGGCGGAGTGAAGATCCGCGGCGTCTCCGACCCGAGGCGCTTAGGTCTTGCCGCCCGCGATCGACCGGAGGTGCGAGAGCTTGCCGCCGCCACCCGCACCACCTCCCACGAGCTTCCGCGACGTCGGCGTACCGCCGAGCTCGCGCAGCACGTTCAGCATGTGCGGACCCAGGTTCAGTGCCTTGACCACGTTCTTCCCGTCACCGGACTCGAACGCCTGATCGATACCGTCAGCGAACCGACGAGCCAGCTCGACCGCCGCCCCGTCCGACGTCGCGAGCCACGACATGCTCTGCACCGCCGCGTCCAGCTGCTCGCGCAACTTGCCGGGCGTGCCCATCTCGCCGACCTGGGGCGGCTCGATACCGGCCTTGACCCAGCCGCGGATCGTCGACGCTGGAATGCCCATCGCCTCAGCCGCATGCTTGAGCGCCTTCGTCTGTGACAGGTCGAGGTTGTTCAGCGCCGCGACGTACTTGCCGACGGCCGCGCGCTTGATCTCGTCCGAGTAGATCGATGGCACGAGATCACCACCTTCTCGACGTCGCGCCCAACGGCAGCGTGGTGCGGTCCAGGAAGTCCCACCCCGGGAAGATCTCCACGCCGTCCTCGGCGTCGAACGCCTCGAACCACGTGCGCACCGCGGCGATGCCCTGCACGAAGTCCGCGCGCCGCCGGTCACGGACCCGCTCACGCAGCGTCGTCTCGTCCTCCGCGAGGAGGAAGCAGTGCGTGGCCGCGACCAGCCGGCAGGCCGAGGCCCTCGCCGACGACGTAGCGCCCGACCGGATCACGACCGCCCGAGCCGCGCGATCCGACCGCAAGCCGGCGAGCGCCCGGCGGAACATCTTCTCGCCCGTCCAGCGCTCGTCGTCGCGGTCGTAGACCGTCAGGCCCGATGCATGCGCCGCGGTCGTCTTGCCGGCGCCTGGTGGGCCGCAGAGGACGACGACGGTGCGGTGCGGGGATGCCGTGGCGGTCACGTCGATCACCGCTTTTCGTTGGAACTGTGCGGGAAAAGGGGGGAGGGGGGTCGGGGGGAAACCTTCACTCCCCCCGGCAACCCGGGCGCGGCCGGGGCCCGAGGGATTCCGACGCCCCTACCCCCGCGGCACGCCCCCGCTCACCAGGACCTCGACGTCATGCCGAGCCCCGTGAGCTCGGCCGGTTTCGTCTGGCGGCGGCCGTTGCATGCCTTGTGCGAGGGACGAAGGTTCTCGTACACCTCAGCGAGATCGGGACGCAGTTTCGGCCGGATCACGTGGTCGGCCTCGAAGGAGTCAGGCGTGCCCGCCTTCGCCGAGTAGTCGATGGGCTGGCGGCAGATCCAGCAGGCGGCGTCGACTCGTTCGCAGTCCGACCGGAACGCGGCTTGGAGTTTGCGCCAGGAGTGCGTCGTCCGCCCCGGGATGCCACCCGCCACCGCGATCACCCCTCGCGACTCGCTTGGCATGACGAAGCCCCCGACCACTGGTCGGAGGCGGAAGTGGGGACAGGTATCCCTACGGGGGTCAGTGTTGCACAAGGGGCGGGGGGCCTGCCACAGGGGCCCCCCGGGGCGTGTCGCCCAGGGGGGCCCGGGTACCGCTGGGGGCGGGGGTACCCCGGGGCCTGCGCCGGGGGTGGGTCCGCGCGGCACGCTCCGCGTCGAGGACGTCGTCCCAGCACACCCACCGCTCACCATCGACGAGCTGCGAGCGCACGCGACCACGCGAGACCCACGACCGGACCGTGCCCGCCGCGACAGCCGGCAGGCGGGACGGGATCTCGCCCTGCCGGAACCACTGCCGGCCCATCGGGTCACGCATCCCGCACCGCCCGAGCAACCAGTCGGCGCCGAGCCTCGGCCCGCTGCTCGCGACTCTGGTCGCGCCGGCTCACGGCCGCCGCGACGACCGACGCCCGCAGGCGCTGGTCCCACTCGTGCTCATCGAGCCAGGCGCCGCACTCCGAATGCGAGCACACCACCTGCACCGGGGCGCCGAAGTAGGCCGGCGGGTGAACCTCGAGGGACTGGCGGTCGCACTCGGGGCACAACACCTCCGTCACCGGCCGCACGCGCTCGTCGACTGGGAACCGGGCACGCACGCGGGCCAGCAGGTCGCCGATCTCGGACCGCATCACCGGCGCCCACTCCTGCTCCACCAGCCACGACATGTGCGGGATCATCCACCGCACCAGCGCCTCGATGCCCGTGACCTCCCAGCCCGGGCGCAGCCCCTGCGGCACGCCACGCGCGAGGTACGCCTCGCCGGTATCGCGATCGACCCGCGTCGATGTCGAGGACCACCACCAGCCCGCCCACGACGGTCCCGGCCCGCCGCGCCGCTCGACGAGCTCGAGCGCCCACGAGCCCAGCACGGCAGCGATCTCGTCCGCTGCCTCCACGGCCGGCACGATCACCGACCGCTCCGACGGACGAGATCCACCACCCGACGACGAATCCGCAGGCAGCACCCGGACGACAGGTTCAGCGATCTCCCGCAGATGAGCGACCAGCGAAGGTGCCGTCGCGACGTCCGAGCTCAGCACCCGGGCACACCGCGAGCACAGCCACCCGACCTCGGCCAGCCGAGGAGCACAGCCCCAGCACTCGTCTCCCGGGCAGTCCTCGAGGTGACGGTCCTTGACCGTGCACCCATGCCCACACCACCGCAGCTCACTCACGATGACTGCCCCCGGACCTACGGGCACCACGCCTACCCCTCCGCCTGCGAGCGCCTGGTGGTCTCTCCTGTGGCCCGAGTGCGGGGTGGTGGTTCCCGTCCTGGCCCGAGGCATGCCCGAGCCCGTCCGGTCCCGTCCTGGCCCGTCCTGGCCCGCCCCTGCCTGTCCTGTCCCGTTCCCTACCCGAGCCAGTCCCGTCCCGTCCCGACCCGGCAAGAGGACTCTTGTCGACCTGCGAGTCTGAGACTCGTCTTGAGACTCGGGTCGCGGTGGCGGCGGTGTCCGCGCTGCTCGACGGCGCTTCGGGTCGCACACCCTGGCGGGGTGCGGGGTCCGAGCTGCCGGTCGGCGCTGCGGGTCGCTGCTCGGTGACCTTGGTGGTCGCCTCGCGGTATCCGTGTTCGGTGAGGTACTTCGCGGTCGTGTCGCCGTAGGTGGGCGCCTTCGGTGCCGGAAGTATCGGGTGGTCGTCGTCCCAGCCTGGGTTGTCCTTGCGGGCGGAGTTGCAGCCGAGGCAGAGCACGAACATCGTGTCGATGGTCGCGGCGGTCTTGGGGTGGAGGTGGTCGAGGGTGCCCGTGCGGCTGGACGTCTTGCCGCGCCAGTGGACGCCGATGCCGCAGCGCCGGCAGTTGTCGCCGTCGCGTGCGAGCACGGGTGCCTTGATGCGGGGGTCTCGGGTGTCGTTGCGCTGCTGGCGTTCCCACTCGATCTCCGTGCGGGTGCGCATGTGCAGGAAGTCGGGGTCCTCGACGATCCGGTACGAGGGTGCTCCGGTCGAGGTTGTCGTCTCGGTCAGCAGGCCGGCGGTGATCGCGACGCGCACGAGCTCGTCAGTCCGCGCGCCTCCGATCATCTCGACGGTGCCGACGTCGACGAGGTAGTCGGTCATGTGCGCGGCCGCCTGCGCGGCGAGCCGGAACACGAAGCCCGCGACCTCGTTGACCGTGCGCGAGTCCGCGCCGGGTACGCCGCGGGCGCCCGTCAGTGCTGGGTAGGTCGCGGCGTTGTCGCCCGTCTTGAGCCACGGCACCCGGGCTCACCATCCTCTCGGTCTCAGCTGCTGCACCGGCATTCCCCGGTGATCGGATTGATCCACCCGTCGCAGGACGGGCACCGCTCACGCTCTGCGAGCGGCGGGCGGGTCTGGTTGGTCGTTGTCATCTGGTCTCACCTCCTCGGGGTGTTCTCGTGCGTCGTGGTCACGCTTGAGGGACGCGACCGGGAAACGGCGCGGTGGCCAGCACCGGACGCAGGTCCAGGCGTCACCCCTCACGGCTCGATCCCCAGCACGTGGTCAGGGACACCCGGGAACCACGAGCGGAGGATGGTGTCGCCCTGCTCGGTCTCGAGGTCCCTGGCCTTGCAGAGCATGCGGACGAGGTGACGGGCCTCCGCGACCTCGTGCCGCAGTGCTTGCGAGCGCCGGCGGCGGTCCGAGCGGCGCTTGCGATCCCGTGACCGGCTCATCGCTCGCCCGCGACTTCCTGCGGAGTGTGGACACAGCGGTTAGGGCGTACCGTCGCGACATGGGAACTCTGATAGTGGTGCTGCTCGTCGCCTGGTTGATCCTGTCGATCGTCGGATTCATGCTTAAGGGACTGCTCTGGCTGGGTCTTATCGGTGTTGTGCTGTTCGTCGGCACCGCCGTGATCGCCGTGATTCGCCGCAAGGCTCACCGTCGGGACTCGCCTCCCGCTCCCTGAGCGCGAGACGGCGGCCGTTTCTGCGTGCCGACGTTCCTGACTGCGCGGTCGTGCCGCTGCCGTCTCATCCATCGCGCCGGCACACAGTGCGCGGCATGCGTCCGCGACCTCACGATCCGACCCCGTCAGGACGATGTCCCGCAGGTGCCGCAGCTCGCCGGACCGGACGATCGTCACCGGCACCACGTTGTCGAGGCGGTCGGTGCCGTCCCGGTAGAGCCGCTGCCCCCCACCGATCGCCTGGTAGTGCCCTGCCAGGTCACGCACGAAGTAGTCCGGCCGGCCACCGGACGGGGTGGCCTCGATCAGGTACGCCGTCGGCCAGGAGGCCATCACATCCACCCCCACGCGGTGGCGAGCGCCTTCACGGCGTAGCCGACGAGGGTGAGTAGGCCGATCATGATGGCGACGCCGATCAGGCACAAGATCGTTGCGCCGATGACGCGGCCAACGACACCGGGTCGGTGGCCGGGGCGGCGGCCTGGGCGGCGGGGGGATTCGTTCAGCATGGGTCAGTCCTCCGTGGGTAGAGCGGTGATGGTCAGGCGCACGGTGTGCGTGCCCTTGGGGGCGCGGAGTGGGGAGTGCTCCCAGGACTCGCGCCGGATGTGGAGCTGGCTGTCGCCGCCCAGCAGGCCCTCGCGCACGTACTGATCCAGCAGGGCCTTGCACACCGGCTGGGAGTTCGATGCGTCCGCCTCGCCGGCCGTCGGGTAGCCGATCGTCCACAGCACATCCACCAGGCCGGCCACCGTCACGACGGGCCTGCCCGCAGCCGCGTAGGCGGCCCTCGCGAGCCACCTCAGCTGTTCCTTCATCGCGGTGTGGTGGTGGACGTTGCGGGGGAACCGGTTCGAGGTGAACCACGCGGAGGCAGGGATGACGACCTCGAGGCCGGCACCGATCTCGGCATCGCTCAGGTCACAGCGGAAGCAGCCCGGGACGTTGGCGCGGTGATCGTGCGCGGTCATGTCGTCTCCATTCCGGTGAGCAGCGAGGGCGTGCCAAGCTCGTCGACGTCGCCCGTCGAGACGTCGCCCCTCGGGACGGCGACCATGGGGACGATGTCGATGAGGTCGCAGTACTGGTGATCGGCCCAGTGCTGGCCGTCGATGCTGACGGCGTCGCCTCGGGCGATGAGTGCCCACACGGTGCGGAGTCGCTCGGTGAGGTGGGGTGCTCGGTGCACGCGGGTCGCCTCGACGAGGTGCCCGTGGTCGGGGGTGGGCCAGGAGGTCATGCGGCTTTCGCCTGCCGGTACTGCATGGCCTGCATCTCGGCCCGCAGCTCGTTGGGGTCGGCGGCCGCACACTCGGGGCACGTGGCCCGGCCGACCGTGAACGTGAGCCGCGCGCCGGCACTGTCGGCGTCGGTGACGTCGAGGACGGTGCGGCCGCAGGCGGTGCCCATGTCGGGCAGCACCATGTGCGTCCTGGACGGGGCGATCTCCGCGGCGAGGAGGTCGAGGAGGTCGGTCATGCCGTCACCTCGAGGAGGTCGAGCATGCTCGGCGTACCGAGGTCGTCCGGGACACCAGAGGGAGCGGCGGCGACGGCAGCGACCAGGGCCGCCGCCAGCGCACGGTCCAATCGGATGTGCTCGGCGACCGCGCGACGATCCCGCTCGCGCTGCTCGTCGGTCACGGTGCCGTCGATGTACCCGAGGGAGTACTCGTGCGCGGCGGCGCAGTACTCCGCATATGCGGTCCGCTCCTGAGCGCGCAGGGCCAGCATCGGTTTGAAGTCGAGGCGGGCGACCAGTTCCTTGCGGATCTGCGCCCACGTCGCGTCGGGGCTGCTGGCGTGGGGGTTACTCGTCGTCGCCCAGACGCCCTTCGGGGTCGCGCAGCCCTGCGCGTCGGCGCCGTGCCAGCCGTGATTCTCGGGCTTGTGGCAGTCGCCGTCGAAGAGCAGGTCGGCGTACTCCCGGTACAGGTTGCGCACCGTCAACTGGATGACGTCCCAGACGTCGAGGTCGCTCATGCTGCGGCCTCCCGTGCTGCTCGGCGTCGGGCGTACCGCTCGGCGGGGGACTCTCCGCCGTACATGCCGAACATGTCGTCGGGTCTGTTCGGCTCGAAGCTGTCGGCGTAGTCGCGGCAGGCGGCCTTGACGGGGCAGGTGTCACAGATGGCCCTGGCGCGGCCGGCGGTCTCACCCTTGCCGGGGAACCACGCGTCCGGCCAGGACTGCGCGCAGAGCGCTTCGTCCATCCAGGGCTGCGGGGACAGGTTGGCGAGAGTCACGCCGCGACCGCCCGCCTGGCGAAGGCCCCCTGCAGGCGGCGGTGGACGGCGGGCGGGAAGAACTCGTACCGGTCGACACACGCCTTGCAGATCGCCCACTCGTACCCGTGGACATTGATGTGCGCGAGCTCGAGCCCCTCGGCCCGGCAGGTGAAGCAGCGCGGCCGGCAGGTCATGACTTGCCCCCAGACACGACCTGCAACGCACCGTGCATGATCCGGCGAGAAAGCTCGGCGGCGAGGTCGCCGACGTCACCCCTCGCGGCCGCGGAAGCCTGGTCCGCGAAGTCGCGCATGAGAGAGACCTGCACGTTGCCGGCGGTCAGATCGCGGGTCTCCGCTGCCAGGTGGTGGAGCCCGACGAACCGGCCCCCCACAGGGCGGACGATGAGCGTGTTCTCGACGGACCCAACGGTCACGGTCTCGCTGAACAACGCGGCCGCCTTCACGAGCTTCTGCAGCGCACCGATGCGGCCACCGACCAGCGGCCCGGCCGGCTCGATCACGCGAAGCACCGCCGCGACGTTCGCAGGCACGTCCGGGTAGTCGTCCTTGCCGTCGCTATCCACGTGGGCCTTCACGAGCGGGACCTTGACCTGCCGGGCGCCGAACAAGGTGCCAACCTCGGTCAGGCTCAGGTGGTCCGCGCCCTGGTTCCCGTCGGGGAGGATTTTGCCGGGCACGACGAGAAGCTCGAGAGGCTCCTTGTCCCACACCGCGGCGAGATCCTTCGCGGACGGCTTTCGGATGACCGCGAGCGCGGCCTGCGCCTCGGCGATCTCCATGTCGAAACCGTCAGCGTCACCGCCGGGCGCGTCTTCGATCTCGCAGACCGCGACTGCTTCCGCCCCGTTATCGGTCGTCCACGCCACCAGGCCATCGCCCGTGGGCAAGAACCGGATCCGGCCCAGCGACGGTGTGTCGTCCGTCTGCTTGCCAGCCAGCGGCACCAGAGCGGCGAGAGTGGCCCGGAACTCGCCGCGCTTCACGACAAGGTGAGTCACCGGGCCCACCGCCTCGCGAGCCAGCCGACGGCGGAGACCGCTGCCATGCCGAGACCGACGGTCAGCAGGACGGCGCCCTCGATGCGGCGCCGCAGTCGGCCGCGCTCGTCGTGGGTGACGTACTCGCGGTCGATGTCGGGCCAGTCCCAGGTGGTGTCGAGGCACGTCGCGGCGGTGTCGGGCTCGTCGTCGTCCTCGACGGCGATGTCGGGGACCCGGTCGGGGTGGATGCCGCACTGGCTGCACCCGTGGAGGAGGATGCCCGTGCAGTAGAGCTCGATGGCCTCGACCGTGTTGAAGTGCGTCAGGTGGTCGCAGAAGCGGCACTTCACGGCGACGTGGTGGCCGATCGGGTAGACCTCGTGGGAACGGCCGACCAGGTCGGAGGCAAGCATCTCGCCGACGATCAGGACCGCATCCGGGTAGTCGTTCATCAGTTCTCCTCGGTGTCTCCGGCCGCGTAGTCGCGGCCGCTCACTGCCGCCACGGCCTCACGGGCGGCGGTGCACGTGTAGTTGTGGTGGTGGTGCCTGGTCTCGTCCCGCTCGTCGAACGGGGCGGCCTGGGTGATCGAGCGGCACCAGCCCGAGAGGCGATCGACCGCGTACTGCGCCGTCACGTCGTCCTCCGCTGCCGGCACCGCGTCCAGGAGCATCGGCGAGCGCCCCGCGCCGGGTCCGGTGGTCACGAGGTCGGGCATGAAGCGGCGAGTGATGGTGAGGGCTCCGCAGCCGGTGTCGCAGGGGGTGGCGGTGCGGGCGATCGTGGCGGTGAGGCCGGCGGCGCGGAGGGTGCGGAGTTCGTCGTCGGTCACCACAGGGCGACCTCCTCGACTCCGTCGCCTTCGAGCGGGACGGGTGAGGCCGGCGCGGGGGTGTCGGCGGGGCCGTCGTTGATCTGGACGTGCCCGCCGGCGAGCAGGGCCGCCTGGGTGCGTTGGTAGACGCGGACGGTTGCCCGGTGGGCGGAGGCGCCGGTCGACCGCTCGTAGACGTCGACCATGCGGCCGAAGATGTCCTGCCAGACCGCGGGCTTGAGAAGTCCGGCCTTCGATGCCGCGTAGAACAGGCCGCCACGCATGCTCGGCGGGATCTTCGCGCGGTCGAGCTCGGCCCGCAGGATGTTCACCGACACCGACGTGCCCGGCTCGACCTCGGCGACGACCTCGAAGAACCGCGCCTTGAACGCCTCGCGGCCCTCGATCGACTGCTCCTGGCCGGCGCGCTTCGCGGCCTCGGCCTCGTGGACGCTCACCGGTGCTCACCCCCCGCCATGCGCGCCATACGTTCCCGCCGGGCCTTCTGCACGTCACGGTGAGCAGCCCGCACGCCGAGCACCAGCAGGGCCACCAGGCCAGCTGCGATCGCCCAGATCACGATCAGGTCCCCGCTCATGACCGGATCTCCGCGTGTGGGTCCACGCCGCGGCGCAGCGGGGCGACCATCACCCCGAGGAGCGCGTCGATCCGGATCACGCCCGTCCGGCGCGCCGTCCCCTCGAGAAGGTCCAGCAGCTCGGCGAGCGCCTCCATGAGCGTGGTCTCGCGGACGAGGGTCGAGCGGGCGTGGAGGGCGTCGATGCGGGAGCGAGTCGCGGTGATCATCCCCGCGGTGATCGAGGGGATCTCCGCGATCGGGCGGGAGTCACCACCATCGATCGCCGCGAGCTCGACACCGGCGGGCGGCTCGTCATCCGTGAGCGCGAGCGATGCCGCGCACTCGCGGGCCGACAGCGACGGGCGGGTGTCGGGTGGCGAGTCGACTGCGTTCAGGTAGCACATGTCGTAGCCTCGATTCGTTCGTTCGATGCGACGCCCCGGTCTTCTTGGTCGATAGCCGGGGCGTCGTCTTGTCTGCGGGTGGGGGCGACGCTGATCAGCGGTGATCAGTCGTCGGAGTCGTCTTCCGGGATGAGGCGGAGCAGATCGGCGATCGACTTGCCGGCCACGTCGGCCGCGACCGCCGCGACGTCGAGCGCGTCCGCGTCGAGCCGGTGGAAGCCGAGGTAGTCCGCGGAGCGCAGCAGGTGCACGACGGACTCGAGGCGCGTTCGGATCTGCGTCAGCTTCTTCGAGCGGTCCACCGACTGCCGGTCACGGTCCGCCGGTGCCCACTCCGGCGCAGGCTGCGCAGGCGGGCCGGGCTTGGGTACCGTCCGGGCGGCCGCCATCGAGGCCAGCGGGACGTTGACCGCGGCGATGACATCAGCGCGCGGGTGACGGGCCGCGATCGCGCCCGGAGGGATCTCCGGCTCTCCGCCGGCGACCGGGATGAGAGGCGGCTGCGGCGTGGGGAAGTTGCCCGGCACGCTGGAACCCGCGAGGTTGCCGGTCATCGCTCGTCCGCCGATCCAGCGCGGTCGAGTTCAGCCTCGGCCAGGCCCACCGCCCCGGTGGACCCGGCCGACGCCGCGGCACCGTCAGGAGCGGGGAAGGGAGCACCCGCTCGACTGTCGGCGCCTACCCCTACGGTCGGAATATCGCCAGACGCGCCCGCGTCCGACGACCTACCAGCGGCACGAGTTACCAGCTCGTCCCGCTCGACCGAAAGGGAGTTCCCATGCGATTCAGCGTCACCTACGGCACCGAGACCTTCACCGTCGAGGGCGAGAGTCTCGACTCCGTCGCGGCCAGCTACTGCACGCAGCAAGGAAGCGGCCTCTTCCCGGCCGGCATCCGCAAGGCGGAGGACGGAAACAGGCTCGAGGTCCGTCTGATCGTCGGAGCCCCGTTCCCGATCATCGTCCGCGCTGACCGCGTTCAATAGATACGGCGCTACGTCACCTAGGATCTCGGCGGCGATCGACGCGACCGCTCGGGCCTGTCGATCGCCGTCTTCGGGCGCCGACAAATCCGCCAACTCGCGGGCCTGGTGGATCAGCCCGTCCACGGCCGCGAGAACCTTCCTCGTGCGGGTGAGCGGGAAGACATCGAGGCGAGGCAGGTCGTCGCTCATCACGCACCCGCCTTCGCAGTCACGCGGTTGCCGCGGCGAACCGAGCGCGCATGCGGCCCCCGCGTGGTTGAGTTGGGAATGCTGGCCACATCCGCGATGCGGGCCCATCCGCCTCGCCGGCCAGCACCCCCGCCCCCACGGACCACAGGAGAGCCCCCATGGCCACACTCGTCACCGCGAGCGCGCGCATCAGCGTCGCCGACACTGACGCCTTCGAGATGATCAGCGATGCCCGCGTTCAAGCAACCGAGGGGCGCACTGCGGTCTTCACCGTCAAGGACATCGAGACCGGGACGGTTCACGCGTTCCTCGCCGGTCCCGGACAGCATCTCGCCATCGAGCTCGACTCCGACCTCGAGGCGGCCGCGTTCGCCGACTTCATCACCGACGGCCAGATGACCTTCTACGACAACTGACGTGGGGCCCGCGCCTCGGCTGCCAAGCTCGGCGGCCGAGGCGTCGTCGTACTTCCACCAGTTCATCACGCACCCGCCTTCGCGTGATCGCCGGCGAGCGCCGGGTCGTCATCGACCAGCACGCTCATCGGCACGCCGATTCGTTCCGCGATCAGTTCCAGCTCGGCGAGGTTGATCGGCCGCGCTCCGGTGAGCTTCTGGCTGATCGCTCCGCTGCTGATGTGGAGCACCTCGGCGAGATCCGCCTGACGGAGACCTCGTCGAGCCATCTCCGCTCGAATGTTAGAGAGTGTTGCACCGCGTAAGATCTGCATGCGGCATGTCTACACCACGTCACAGGGTCTTGCAAGCCGCAAGATCAGCGCGTTGCGAAACCTGGACTTGCAGACCCTTCCGCATTCTTACGGTGCGTTGTAGACTCTCACGTATGACAGCTACGCCAATCCATCCGCAGGCATCGCCCGATGAGCCCCCGCTCGCGTATGTCGTGGCGGCAAACATCCGCGCAGAGATTGGCCGAGCCGGCCTGACGAAGCTTGAGGTCGCCCGCCGTCTCGGTCTCTCATCCGGCGGCTTCTCGCTGAAGCTGAGCGGAGCTCGACCGATCACGCTCGGGGAGATCGAGGCGATTGCCGACATGTTCGGGCTGGACCCCGCCGAACTGCTCGTGCGCAGGACGCCCCGTCGCGGCCCAGAAATGGCGAATGCCCCGGTCGCATACGCGACCGGGGCATCTGCGCGCCCGAAGGGACTCGAACCCCCAACCTTCTGATCCGTAGTCAGATGCTCTATCCATTGAGCTACGGGCGCACGCCTCAAGGGCAGGAGATACGTTACCCGCCGTTGGGGCCCCGCACCCACCCCCACGTGGTGAGTGTGCTCACGGCGAGGAATCGCACGCCACGTTCGCGACGCCGTCGGGGGTCGTGACGATCCCCCGGGTCTGGGGCCTCAGCCCCGGCGGGAGGCCCACCAGACGCCGCCCGCGATCGTGAGGCCGACCCCGAGGAGACCGCCGAAGACGCCGAACAGGATGCCGCCGACGGAGCCGAAGATCTGGCCGGCGCCGATGTCCTGCCCAATGAAGGTCGGTCCGTTGCACCCGATCATGTACGTCCCGGCGACGTCGGTGGTGAAGCGGGCGCCGAGCTCGTAGCCCTGGACGGAGATCTGCGCGCCGGGGGCCGTGAGGTCGACCCGGTCGCCGCTGGGCGCGATCACGGTGCACGAGGTCGTCGTGTTGGAACCGTCGGTGTAGTACAGCGCCCACTCCTCGCCCGCCTCGGCGGTGATCTGCGTGCCGTTCGTGCTGATGTCGGTCAGGTCGACACTCTCGGCGAACCCGATCACGGACCGGATCGCCATCACCGCGACGACGACGGCGGCAACGATCAGCACGATGCCCGTGAACGTCATGATCTTCGGACCGGTCGTGCTGCGGTGCCTCCTCGGTGGCATCACGCCCGCCCCCGGGGAGCCGTAGGGGTTCTGCTGGCCGGCGCCGCCCGGCCCGCCGTAGGCGGGCTGACCGTACGCGCCACCCGTTTGCTGGCCGTACGCTGGCTGACCATAGGCGCCGCCCTGCTGCGCGGAGCTTCCGGCCTGAGGAATCCCGTAGAACGTGGTGAAGTCCGACTCGTAGCCGCCGCCCTGCGGGTAGCCGTTGTTCGCGCTCATCGTTCCCTCCGAAGTCAACGCCCGGCGAATCGGCCGGCGGGCGGGCCGCGTCGTCCCGTC